TAAAACTACTGAGGAACAATTAAAACTTATTATAGGATTGAATGCTAAGAAGACTATTATATTATTTGATAATGATTTGGAAAATAATAATACATGGAAAGAGGCCAATGAAATAGCAAATTATTTATCAACATTTATAAATGTAAAAGCTATTAGAATCCCTTATGCGGATAAAGACCCTGCGGATTTAACAAAAATAGATATTGACAATTTAATAAATAAATGATAGATTAATTAAATATTGGGATACATAGTAACCTATGAAGAATAGGCGGAAATTAGTCGGGGCGTTCACCTCGTTAAAGCACCTCACGGATAGGAGCCACTATTGCTTTAGCCTTCTTATATGTATCCCAATATTTAATAAAATGTTATAATCAAGGGATGAGAACAAGATATTAGATAATTAACAATTTTTCATTTTAAAAAGGGGATTAAATGAAAGTATCGGATTTGAAAAAATTGATTGAAGTACCTGCTTTTAATGCTGTAAAGTCTAATAATCTTATTATCTATTATGAATTTCTGAATTTTGTAGCTATATCGGAAGACAATTATAAAATTCAATCCTATAATGGGACATCAATAGCTGAGGTATCGGATATTTCTGGTACATATAAATCTTTTATAGGATGTATTTTGAGTTCTGATTTGACAAAGTTTTTAGGTACTTTATCTGATGATGATGAAATTCTTTTTGAGCAGGATACTAATAATAATATTATTATTAGGTATGGTAAAAAGAATAAGTTTATTCTTAAATCAATTAAAAATTCCGAATTTCCTGCTATTGATCTTGATAATTTATGTAATAGTGAATTTAAAACCATTCAAATAACAGATAAATTAATGAGTAATTTAACCACTGCTATTAAATATTGTAGTAAAACCTTTCCACATTTGAATGGTATATTTTTTAATAGAGGTGCTATGTATAGTACAGATAGGTCTGCTATTTATAAAAGTATAAATATTGTGGATGATACAATTAATTGTTTTATACCTATTGAATGTATTAAATTTATGATAAAATTTAAGGATTATTTTACCGAGATTAAAATATATGAAAAGGGGTTTTTATTATCCGGTGGTGCATTAAAATATTGGCATCCATCGTCAGATGTTACTATGCCTAATTTTTCAAATATATTTAATGATAAAGAACTTATTCCTATTTTTATAAGTATTGATTCTGAGGTACAAAGTATCTTTGATAGGGTAGACAAATTTAGTGAGTATATATTATTTGATATAACAAAAGATAATTTACAACTGAGTTGTGACAACATCAGTGAATTTATAAATATTGAAAATAGTTCTGAAGATGCAATTAATTTTAAATTAAATTCAAGATATATAAAGGACGCTTCTCAGATATGTAATTCTATAAAGTTATATAAGAATAAAGAAGAGGATATTAAATTAATTAAATGTGATAATACTAATGATTCATTTGAAATAATAATAGCAGTCATAGTATAATGTTCTTATTTGAAGAAGATATTTGTCGAAATTGTGATTTGCATAAGGGGTGTAAATCTATTGATATCCCTGCAATAGGTAGTGATACACCAGATGTTTATATTCTTAATGAGTACCCTTCTAATAGAGAGGATTTGATGGGAAAGTCTTCTCTATTGAATAAACCCATATACCTAATTGTTCATTTATTGGGACAATTAGGTATTGATCAATCAAGGATTAGATATTATAGAGCAGTTAATTGTAAACCTAAAGAGGGGGATGAGCCGACTGATACTTATATAAATATTTGTAGAAATAAAGTTTTAATTGATATTAAAAAAGCTAAACCTAAAGTAATAATTGCTTGTGGTAATTCTTCTCTTAAATCTTTGTTTAATCAATCAGAACCTGGTATTCATGGGTGGACTGGATGGCAGATACCATCACATGATCTTAATTGTTGGATAGTTCCAACATATAATCCACAAAAAGTTATAGATGATGGTATACCGGGGGATGAAAAATATTGGGATAAACAGACTAATTATACCGATACATTGAGAGTTTTAAGAGAAAATCTTTCCATAGTTCCTGAGTTAATTAAATTAAGTATTCCTAAGAATAAATCCTATGAGATAAAAAAATTAATAAAATTCAATGAGGTTATAGACTTCTTTGATAATATAGTTATTAAATATAATAAATTTACTATTGATTTTGAGACGATAGGTACTAAGCCTTATTTTCCTGATTCATGTATATTATCCGTTGCGATATCTTTTGATGAAAATATATCTTATACATTCCCTGTTAGTTATTATGATCATTATACAAAGATAAAATACTGGAGCGATATTCAAGAAAAGACTATCCTTGATAAGTTAAAAAGTTTATTAGCTAAAGATGGCATAACAAAGATAATACATAATCTTATATTTGAATCTGAATGGTCATTAGCTATGTTTGGTATCCAGTTAAAGGATTTAGAAGATACTATGCTACAAAAATATATATTAGATTGTAGACGTGGTACTATGAATCTTGATTTTTTGGCCTTTGCTACTTTTGGTGTTAGATGGAAAAAATACCCTCAACATATAATGAGTAATTTAACACAAATATCAGTGGATGAGCTACTTGAATATAATGGGACAGATACAATATTTGAACATAGATTATATAATATACAAAGTAATTATTTAGATAATGACAAGAAATTAAAAGAACAATATTACGAACAGATAAGAACTGCACGATCAATAGCTAAGATGCAATTCGATGGTGCATGTACTAATTCTGATAGTAGGCATAATTTACTAAAAATATTTACAGCGAAAAAGGAAGAAATAGAAAACGATATTGCTTTATTGGATTGTATAAAAACTTTTACCTCAATACACGGAAGAAAACCATTATTAAATTCTAATAGTAAAGATATACCTATTATATTATTCGATATTGAGCATCAGTTATCATTTAAAAAAACTAAGCGGGGTAATATTTCAATTGATAAAGAGGTATTAAATAAGTTCTCTGAAAGAGGTAGTTTATTTTGTGATCTTTTACTTCAGTACAGAGAATATAGTGGTGCTGAAAGTAAAATGCTCAAGAGTTATACAGAATGTGTTTATCCAGATGGCAAGTATCATACTAATTTTTATTTTGTAGAGACAGGTAGGCTTTGTATAGCTAAAGGAACAAAGATACAAACTATTTGTGATAGATCAGTTCATCCAGATGGTATAAATATAGAAGATATTAAAGTAAATGATTTTGTTTATACTTTTGATGATGAATTAAATTTAAAATTAAAAAAAGTAATATGGACAGGTCAAACCGGAATAAAGAAAGTAATTAGATTACACTGGAGAGGTAGTGGTAGTAGAAAACAAGGCTTTACAGATATAACTCCTGAGCATAAAGTAAGATTAGCGTCAGGTGAATATATTGAAGCAAAAAATTTATCTGTGATGGATAGTGTGTTGGCTATGAATATATCTATAAAATGGGGTAATAAATATAACCATTACATAACAAGTATAGAATATCTCGATCAAGAAGTACCTGTTTATGATATCGAAGTTGAAGATACAAATAATTTTATTGCGAATGAAATATGTGTACATAATTCATCCAATAATCTGAATTTACAAAATTTAGATAAGAGAAAGCATCCAGAGATAAGACAATTGATTTGTGCACCACCTGGTCATGTATTATTAATTGCGGATGAAGGACAATTAGAAGCCCGAATAATAGCAGCATTAAGTAATTGTACAAATCTTATTAAAGCCATAATAGATGGTTATGATATTCATTATGGTAAAGCGATAGAAATCTATGGTGAAGAAGTTATAAAGAATGCGGATAAAAAATTATTAAAATTACTAAGATTTAATGCAAAAAGTAGTTTTGTATTTCCTACTTTTTATGGTTCTACACCTAAATCTACCGCTAACAGACTTGGTATTTCTATAGAACATGCACAACAATTATATGATAAATTATTTAACGAATATCCTGAAATAAAGATATGGCAAAACGAGGTTTTAAAAATTTATAATAAAAAAAGATATGTAGAAATACCTCCTGGCCGTAGGAGATACGCACCATTAACAACTAATAAAATACTTAACACGCCTGTGCAAGGCTGTATAAGTGGGGAATCTAAAATATATATCAAAGACAAAGGATTTATAGATATTAAAGATTGTATAAGGGAAAAAGATATTGAAATATGGGATGGTAAAAAATATGTTAAGGCTTCTTGTGCTTATTCAGGGAAAAAACAAAAAGTAAAAATAAAATTTCAGAATGGTCAAATTTTTGAATGTAGTCCAGATCATAAATTACTTTATGTTAATACGCAGGGATCTGAGATTTGGAAAACTGCGAGAGAATTACAGGGAAAGAATTATAAGAATATAAGAATTAGACTATCGGATAAGGTAGAACAAATAAATAATAAGTTACAATTACCTAATTATGTAGAAAGTAGATTATTAAAAAGAATTGCACCAAATAAGAATTATTTTAATTTTGAGTCACTATCGGATTTTAATTTGGGTGTAATTTTAGGGCGATTAATTACGGATGGGTCAATAGAATATAAAAAAGGTAAAGGTCAACTTAGTTGGATTATAGCTGAACATGAAAAGAATATTTTAAATTATTTAATTGAACAAATTAGTTTAATAAGTAAGCCTTCTATTTATGAAATAATAAGAAAGAATAGAAATCAAAAAATATGGAAAATAAATATATTTTGTTTTGAACTAGTGCATAGGATTAAATATTTAAGAAAAGAGATACCTACTTGGATTTGGGGAAATAAAGAATGTTTAAGGGGTTTTTTGCAAGGTATTTTTGATGGTGATGGTACTATTAATAAGGATAATATAGTTCTTTGTTTTGGTAAAAATTTCCCAAAGTTATCAGAAAAAATGGCACATGAAATTCAACATGCTCTACTTCTATTTGGTATTCAAAGTAGATTAAATAAAATGAAAGAAAGAACTAATCTATCAATTAGAAAAAAAGATTGTAAAACCTTTATAACCGAAATAGGTTTTCTGAATAACACAAAACAGCAAAAAATACAAAATATTGAAATAAAAAAAATAACAGAGGTTATAAGAAGAACAGAGACAATTGAATCAATTGATATTACAGATGAATATATTGATATGTATGATATAATTAATTCAGAAAGTGGTAGGTTTATGGCAAATAATTTTATTGTACATAATAGTTCAAGTTCTATAGTATGTAGAGCAATGAATAAATTGGTAGAAAGAGGTTATTGGGTATACCTCAACTGTCACGATGAAATAGTTATTTGTGTGAAAGAGGAGGATGCTAAATATGCGTATGAAGAGATGTCTGAGATAATGACAGTTAAAGAATTTGATTTTATGTTAAATGTACCACTTGAAATATCCTCAACAATAGGATTGGATTGGTATAATACAATTGAAACAAAAGAGATATTTGGATACTAATAATAGAAAGGTAAATAATGTTACATTTAAAATATAGACCAAAGAATTTTGCTGAGATTATTGGACATAAAACTATAATAGAAAGTATAGCATATTCATTTAATAAGAATACCATTCCTCATGCTATTTTATTAGCAGGCCCCTCCGGCACAGGTAAAACAACCATTGCAAGAATAATTGCTAAAAAATTGAATGCTGATGATTCTGAAATTATCGAAATAAATATTGCTAATTCAACAGGTATTGATTTCATTAGACAATTAAATGATACTGCTATTGTTTCTCCAATGATGGGTACTAATAAAGTATTTATTCTGGATGAGATTCAACAAATTTCCAAAGAGGGGATGAACTGTCTTTTAAAAATGCTTGAGGATTCACCGAAGTACTCTTATTTTGTGTTATGTACAACTGACCCGCAAAAGTTAATAAAACCATTGAAGGATAGATGTAATTTATATACATTAAAATCTTTATCGGATAATGAAATAGGCGATCTGATAAGGTATGTTAGTATACAAGAAAAAATTATATTAACACCTGAGATTGAGGAGTTACTAATATATAAAGCTGAGGGTTGTCCAAGAAGAGCTTTAGTTAATTTAAGTCAGATACAAAATAGTGTTAAAGATTTTGAAAAATGCGTAAGTCTGTTAGCGGATGATCTTGAAAATGAAAGAGATATTATAGATTTAGTAAAAGCTATTATTAATAAAAAAGTCAGTTGGTCGGAATTAATAGCTATATATAATAATATAAATGTAGAACCGGAGACTATTCGTATAACTTTTGCTAATTATCTATCTGGATGTTTGAAAAATGCGAAGAATCAACAATCTATGGATAAATTCAGTAATTTATTAAGTTTATTTTTATCACCACTTACATACGGTTCAGGTAAAGCAGAAATAATTTATATTATATATAGAGCATGGGTAGGTTTATAATGAATAATTATTCTGAAAAAGTATATAATGGTTATATAATATATCATTGGCATCATATATGTCCTAATTGTAAAGATATTTCAGGTAGTTTTTCATTTAATAAGGAATTAAATACAGGTACTGTATGCTATAAATGTGATATTAATAAAATAGCTATTCCGTTTAATTTAATAGATGAATGCGATTGTAAATTAAAAATTGATAAATGGTTAGAGAGTCTACAGAAAAATAAATAATTTCTTTACAATTGTGATAATTTGTGATAATATTTTTAGGTGATTTATTGTTAATTGAAGAGAAGGGAGGCTATATGTAAATTTTAATAATTAAAAGATAGGTTTTGTGTATTTCCTAATAAAAAATACACATTCATTAATGGAGGGTTAAATGAAAGAATATAAAATTGATTTACAAATAGATAGAGAAAATTTGGATGAAGAATGTATACGACAACCTGTATTGTTTGATCAATATGCACAATTATTGATACCTCTATATAGAGAAAGAGATAATTTGAAATTGTTGGTAGAACAATTATCAGCACAATTAGATGGTATCATCAGAGAAAGTGCATCTGCTGAGGGTAAGAAATTAACTGAAGCAAAAATACAGGGGGAGATAATAACTAATCCTCAGTATCAAAATTTACAACAAAAATATATAAATTTATGTACAGAGGTAAAAGAAAAAGAATATATAAGAGATGCTTTTCAACAGAAAAAAGATATGTTAAAATTATTAGTAGAACTTTATATCTCAGGATATTGGGCAAACGTAACACCTAAAGTAGTAAAAAATATAAGTAACAATGTATTGGAAGAAAGATTAAAAGAAAAGATGATAAATGAGCAAAACAAATTAAGGAGATAAAAATGGATAGAAAAAAATGGGCAGGTCCATCACAAGATAGTTTAAAAAAGGCTTATAATGATAGGGGTAAATTTCCAGATGCAGTAGCTTTTAAAGATATTTTCACAAAAGAAGGTGCAAAATTATTATGGAAAGGTGAGGATCGTTCGCATAAGATAAGATTGTTACCTTCACATCCAAACGATAATATACTTGGATATGGTTTAATTATTCATCAGCATGAACAAGTGGGTGCTAACCATGACAAGTATCTATGTCTTAAAAGAATGTCTAATATGAATTGTCCTATATGTGAACAGCAAGCAGAACTTTGGGAATCATCACCTGAAATGGCAAAAGAATTATATCCTAAAATGCGGTATCTTGTTTGGATGATAGATTTAACTCTACCTGCGGATAAACAAGTACCTAAAATTTGGTCATGTCCTAAAACTGCGATGGATGAAATACTTAATCTTGCTAACATTGACCAGGGTATCCCTATTTATTTTGATAGAGAAAAAGTTAAAGGTGCTAAATTTTCACAATATAAAAATTTTCAGTTAGATGATAATGCCTCAGAGGTGAAAGACGAGTGGTTAGATGCTATATTACAATTTATTGATTGTATAATGTTTGAAAGTTATGAAACTATTAAAAATGCTTTTTTTGGTACAAATTCCGAGACTAAGCAAGAAGTACCTACATTAAGAGAAGCTATTGATGTACCACCTTTTGATGTAGAACAAAGTGTTGTTACAAATAGTGATACAGCTATTGACGATATGGATAGAGAGGAACTTGAATCTATTGCAGGTATATATTTATCTGTAGAATTTGAAATTGCTGAAATTGCAGATATGGGTACAAAGAAGTTAAAAAGATTGGTTAAAGAAGCAATGGAAAAAAAATTAGATAATAAAGAATCTGATGAAATAGAAATTGAGGAAGAAACTGAACCTGTGGATCCTATAGCATCTTTAAAGAATAGATTAAAGGAAAGAACAGGAGCAAAATAATGGGTAGAAAAAAGAAGGAATCGGTAGAAATAGATGAAGAAAAAGTATCTATAGAGTCTCCAAGAGATCTAAAATATATCTCAAGTGGTAGTACAAATCTTAACCTTGCTCTAACTAATAACTTAGAGCAAGGTTATCCGGTTGGTAAAATTGTGAATTTAGTTGGGGACAAGGCTCTGGGTAAAAGCCTTTTATGCCTTGAAGTTATGATGTATGCACATTATATAATTTCAAAAAAATATGATATAAAAATGATATATAATGATACGGAATCAGCACTTAATGTCGATGGTGCAGTATTGCTTGGCGTTCCTATTGAGGCTATTGATTTCAGGCAATCACCTACCATAGAACATTGGTATGCTGATTTAAGTAAAGAAATAGAATCTTCAGAAAAGTATGATCTTGTTATCTATATTTTAGATAGTTTGGATGCTATCTCAACAGAAGAAGAATTGGAACAAGATTTTAATGCTAAAAGTTATAACATGACTAAACAAAAGAAATTATCTGAACTATTTAGAAAATTAACACAAAAAATAAATAAGAAAAATGTACTTTTAATTGTCGTTTCTCAAATTAGAGATGCAATAGGTGTTACTTTTGGCGAAACCAAAAGGCGGGCTGGTGGTAAAGCGTTGGATTTTTATGCTTATCAAATCATTTGGTTATACAATAAAGGGCTGATAAAAGATGGAAATATTGCTACAGGTGTTGAAATAAAAGCAAAGGTTAAGAAAAATAGATGTTGGAAACCTTTTAGGGAGGTAAACTTTAATATACTTTTTGAATACGGTATTGATGATTTAGGTAGTATGGTAGATTTTTTAAAAGATAATAAGGTTTGTACAAATTCACATAATTCTAAACTGTTATGGGAAGACCAAAGTTTTACACGAGAGGGTTTTATACAGTTCATAAGTAACAATAATAAAGAACAAGAAATAAAGAACTTAGTTAAAGAAACTTGGGATAAGATTGAGGAGGCGGCCAAAATCATAAGAAAACCAAAATATGAATTTAAAGAAATAGCTGATAACTTTTTAAACTCTACAGATAATATCAATACCGAAAGTACAATGTTTACTGGTAAAACCTAATATACCTGTATATAGGAGAAATAATGATTAACTATATTAATATTTATAAAACAGATAATTTTTTAAACTGTAGTGGTGGTATATATACTACCGAAGAAAAGGCTATTGAAAGTGGTAAATGTATAAATGGTTATGTGTGTACTGTACAGGTTAATTTACCAGAAGAGAATAAATGAAATCTGGAGGTAAAAATAAAGGAAGCAGTTTTGAGAGGTTAATTTGTAAAAAATTATCTATGTGGGTGTCTGAAAATAAAAGAGATGATATATTTTGTAGGTCAGCAGGTTCCGGTGCTATGTATACTGCAAGATTTAATAGAGGTAAAAATAGTGCTGGTCAATCTGGAGATATATCATCTACGGATATTGAAGGTATAAGTTTTATAAATAAAGTACATGTGGAATGTAAACATTATAAAACTTTTGGATTTGAATTTTTGATATTTGATAAATCCTCAAAGATATCTGAATGGTGGATACAGGCTAAAAGAGATGCTGAACGATCTCTTAGACCCTTTATTCTTTTAATTATTAAAAGAAATAATATACCTGAGATTGTTATATTTAATTATGAATTTAAAGCAATTATAGATGATTATTGTGGAATAAATGATATAAATATAATTGCTTTTTTAATAAATAAAGAAAAAGTATTTGTATTATCGTTAGAAGAATTTATAAGATTGAATTATAATGCTATAAAATTAGGTATATTTGAGGGGGTTTGATAATGAAAGAATTATTTTTAAAAGAAACATTTTTGGAAAGTTATAAAATGTGGTTATGGTTATCTGAACACCCAGACAAGCATAAATCTGAGTATTTTAAATTTATTAAATTTAAGGGGATTGTACTAAATTCTTGTTTTTTTTGTGAGTATTCAATTATTCAAGCGGAAAATAATAATATAGATAATTTTTGTAAAATATGTCCCGCTATATCTTTTTGGGCAGTTACTAATGATAACAAAAATAAAAATCATAAAGAATTTATACCTTGCACATTAAATGAAAGTCCATATAAAAAATGGGCAATAACTGAAGATAATCAGGAAAAAAGTAGATTGGCCAAACAGATAGCTGATTATTGTCAGAAAGAATATAATAAAATACTATTGTTAGAACATAATAAAAGGATTGAGAAATGATTAAATCACTAAGAATAGAAAATTTTCAAAGTCATAAAAATACTTATTTAGAATTTTGTACAGGTATAAACGTCATCACGGGTCATTCAAATTGTGGTAAAACAGCAATTCTAAGGTCTCTTAACTGGTTAATTAATAATAAACCAGGTGGTTTAAGTTTTAAATCTACATCAAGTGATAAGAAAGATGATTGTAAAGTATCTGTTGGTATTGGGGATACTTCAGATTCTCATATTATATCAAGAATAAAAAATACAAATGCTAACAGATACGAAATTGATAGCTCCGTTTTTGATGTGATAGGTAGTAATGTACCTTCAGAGGTATCTGGTATTTTAAATATTGAGGATATAAATATAAGTTCACAATTTGATAAACATTTCTTATTGATGGAATCTGCCGGTGAGGTGGGTAGAACAATCAATAAAATTGTTAAATTAGATATAATTGATGAGTTGATCTCTAATATCAATTCCAGAGTTTTATCTATAAACAAAGAGATTGAATTTAAAAAAACCGATTTAGATAAATTGGAGGAAAATTTAAAAAAGTTTAAATCCATAGAGGGTATTGAATTATTAGTTACAAAGATAATAAAATTTGATGCAGATACAAAAGAAGACGAGGCTATAGTATTTTCTTTGAGTCATATAATAAAAGAGGTTAATGAGGCAGATAAGATTATTACAGAATTAGAATATAAATTTGAAGGTTTAGATAATGAAATTGGTATCTTAGAATCCTCATGGATAACTTATAATACCAATTTAAAAATGTTGAAAAATGCACAATATATAATTGAATCTATAAAAAATATAGATAATATCATTGATAAATTAAAAAATGTAACTGAGGATGAGCTTTATATTATACGATTTGAAGAACAGTATGAAAAATTAAAAAATAAAAGACTTGATTTATCACATATTTCTGATATAATTGATAAATGGAATAAAGGTAATATCGAGATTAAAGAAGTAGAAGATAAGATAGAAAAAGATGAAAAAGAGTTTAATAATATTATTAAGGACTATGGTTGTCCTTTGTGTATGAGGAGGTTTTAAAATGAAATCTGTATCTATTGATACATATATTAAAATACTTACAAATTGTGCTGTTTGTGGTGAAACTCTACAAATAAAAAATGTGGAAGAAAATTTACAGGAAGATTTTCATATAATATATATAGAACCTTGTAACTATTGTAAATGAAGGGTCAAATCAATGAAACTAATATTAACAGGTGATTTCCATTTAAGATCAAATACCCCCGAAAATCGAGTAGATAACTTTTTTCAGACACAATTAAATAAAGTTGAACAAATATTTGAAATAGCTAAACATTATGACTGTAAATTTATATTACAACCAGGGGATGTTACAGATGGACCAAGGCCGAGTTTTGAATTATTAGAGGCTTATATAGAATTATTCAACAAATATAATATAGGTAAAGATACAAAGTTGTTGCATGTTTATGGTCAGCATGATTGTAGATTCCGCACAAAGGAAAGAACAGCTACTAAATTATTGAATTTTTTAGGTTATTTAGAGGCTGTTAATGATAAGGCATTATCAACTAATATACAGTTATATGGTTGTAATTTTGGTGAAGAAATTCCTATAATAAAAGATAAAGATAAGTTCAATATATTATTAATTCATGGTACTATATTAGATAAACCTGTATGGCCTGGCCAAGAAGACTATTTACATTCAGATAAACTGTTTAAAAATGGGTACGATATAATAGTCTCAGGGGACTGGCATCATCCGGTTTTTTATCAGTATAAGAATCAGACAATACTAAACTGTGGATGTCTTGTTAGGAAGACTATTAATGAAGCCGATCTTGAACCACATATATATGTATTAGATATTAACGAAAATACATTTGAATACACACTTGAAAAAATAGTAATCAACCATGAACCGGCTGATAAGATATTCAAAAAAGAAGCATTGGCAAGAGATATAAAGAAAGATAATGAAAAATTACAGGAATTTATAACAAGTATAAAGAATAATTCAATGGATAAAAACCTTAATTTCAAAAAAAATCTTGATATTTTAATGCAACCTGTGGCACAATCTGTTAAAGATATAATATTAAAAGAACTGGAGTTAATAAATGAATAAAAGTATACCTATTACAGCTAACATAAGTATAGAAATTGATTATAGACATGAATACGGGGGATTGTTTGCACCTAAATTTGGTATTTATATTTTACAAGAAGCTCAAAGAATTACACATTTTTGGGAAAGACCTTGGGAATCATTATCTGCTAAATATATAGATTATCCAACAGAACCTTATATGTTTGTTTCGTATGTACCGGAAGAGCGACTTGCTTATTATATTACAGATGGTGGTTTGCAAAAATTAGTAAAACCATTTAAAAAAAATAATTTTGATTTTAATTATCACAGAATACAAGCAGAATTATTAGCTATGGAAAAAGAGTTTAACCTAAAATATGGTATAGTTTTTGATAGACCTATTGTACAAATTATATATGATTTATTTAAAAATAATTATGTGGGTTCCTCATCATGTAAAGATGATGGTATTTATACAAGATTAAAAGGTACAAGAACTATTAAATATTCAATTGATAAGAATTTAGGTATAATAATTCAGAATGAAAGTAATTAAATAAATGAAAGTAAAAATAGCTATAGATATATTAATAAATAAAGAAGATAGAAAAATGTGTGATCCTTATTGTATCTATAATCAATACGGTTCTTTTTGTAATTTATTTAATATAAGTCATTATGGTGTAAACAAAAGAGTTAGGCAATGTTTGCTGAGAAAAATAATATATCATAGAAAGGGAAAATAAATGAATAATGCAGAGATTGAAAAAACTATTAAACAGGTAAAAGTCAGTATCGAGAAATCAAGAAACGAATTGGCAGAAGCAAGGGGTCAGAAAAAAATACTTTTATCAACATTAAAGAAGGATTTTGGTATAGAGAATTTATTAGAAGCTGAGGATATGGTACAAAAATTAATTAAAGAAATCGAATCTTTAACAATTAAATTAGAAAATAAATACACCGAATTGAAAGAGAAATATAATTTTATATGAAATCAATAGGTACGTCATTAGTTTTTCTAACAGACTTTATACAGAATGTGAAATTGGTATCTGGAACACGCTATTCTATTACACATTCTTCCTATGATATAAGTGATAAAAAAATATGTTCATATTCTTATATAAATAAGCATTATCAACTCACCTGGAATGAGGTCTTAAAGAAAGCTGAGTTAGTTATTAATAGAAATTTATCTTTTCCAATCCGGCAGGGGAGAAAAAAATGCAATAAAAGATACTATAAAATAGAATGTTTAAGTTGTTCAAATATTTTTGATAGCATTGACCCTAAACTTAATAGGATATGTAATAAATGCAAAATAACAGTAAATTTTGATAGTGAGGATTTATGATAAATATTAAAGAATTAAAGGATAAATTTTTAGAATTTAAAACTGAATATGTAATTAATAAAAAATCTTATGATGCTAAAATAGATGGATTAGAGGAACTAAAAGTATATTATGAAGATTTGCAGAAGGCCAGGGCATTGGTAGCTGAAGCAGGTCAATTTACACAATCATACCTTAAAGAATATATAGAAAGTATGATAACAACAGCATTACAAGCAGTGTTTGAAGAAGATTATAAATTTATAATAGATTTTGATATTAAAAGAAATAAACCAGAAGCAAATCTAAAATTGTTAATCCGAGGTGAAGAGGTTGATCCATCAAATAGTGTTGGGGGTGGTATATTAGATATTGCATCATTTGCATTTAGAATTGTCTTATGGAGTATAAAGAATCCAAAATCTAACAATATAATAATACTGGATGAACCTTTCAGGTTTCTTCATGGTAATATTGAAAACGCAATAAAAATGACTAAGGAGATCAGTAATAAACTTAATATACAATTTATTATTGTTTCTCAGATACCTGAAATAGCCGAAGGTGCAGATAAAGTATGGGGGGTTGTGCATAATGGGGAATACTCAGAGGTTAAGGAAATGATAATATAAAAATGTATACAAAGTTTAATAAGGTAGAAAAAGACTACATCAAATACCTTTATTCAGCATCAAGACAATATGGATTTAAAAGACATGACCGATTAGATTATACTTTAAAATGGTTTTTAAAGGAATTTCCAATATACAATAAGAATCCTAAAAGTGCTTATTTAGCTATTGAGGATTTAACAAATGTTTTACAACATATAGTTGAAAGGAACGCAAAATGAGTACATTAGATAAAGTATTAGATAGTAAGGAAAAAAGCTGTTTTAAATGTTTAAATTTTAAAATTAAACCTATTAAAAAGTCACAATCAGGTAACATGATTATAAATTTTACAGTGACAAAAGACATCCCCATTTGTTCCGAAAATAAATTAAATAATAATTCTGAAATAATTGAGGGTGTGAATTTCAGTGGTAATAGCAACTCTTTAAGTAGCAGCTTGAAATCTGCTAAAAGATATGCAAAGATAGCTTTATACTGTGATAAATATTATGCAGACCCTTGATATCAAATATGAAATTGGTATCTGACTTCTGAAATTCTGTAAACTCAATTTTGGTATCTCACTTCTGATAATTTGCATACTTGCCTTGATCGGCAGAGTTGCACTTGTGGTGTATCTTTTTTGCAACACAATATATAGTGGTATTTTATGTATACTGAGGGTATAAATGATTGATAATCAATTAAATAACAATAATATAAGACAATCTATTCGTAGTATTCTGAATAAAAAAATAATATTTATTATTGAGAATGATTTAAAAGAGTTTCATCTGGATTCTAATATAGAGACTCTTTTAAAAGAAAGTATGTGCGTATGTACTAACCTTGTTATAAATAATGTTATTTGACCTGATATATTAGTAGTATATCCGGTATATCAGGTCTTGCATCTTATATTTTACTTTTGTTACATTTGAAATTTCTTGATATCGTAGATAGAACCCTTTCATCATTTATTTGATCCAATTTGTCCAGTAACTTTTTTAATCTGAATATATTAAGATTTACCCTCCTATGAGGATATAATTTTACTTCTTTTTTGAGAAGATTAAATTCTTTAATAAATTTAATATAAACTTCTCCCATTCTTTGGTTATATTCATTTATATTCATTTTTAAACCTCCATGTAATCTGATATTTTTTGAGATAATTCCTTTTGTTTTTTCTCAGATACATGGATATAAAACTCCGTGGACTTAGTGCTTGAATGCCTTAAACGATCCTTGATTTGAGACACGTTACCATTGGTAATATCTGCAATCATTACCCCGTGGGCGTGTCTTAATGCGTGCGGACTATACTCAGCATTTAAACCTGCCTTTATACATATCCTCTTAAAGAGTTGCCATGCAAACTGTCTCGAAAACGTCCATAACCTACCATCAATTTGTTTTTTTTCTTTATATAATTTCATCTGTTCGATAATTCGTTGTGGCACAATTACAGGTATGGCCGGGTGATATCTTCTTTTCAAAGTCTTGATAATGATTTTGTTTTCATTCCAAATTATATCCTGACCCGTAATATTAAGACCTTCACTAACTCTTAAACCCGCATTAAATATCACCTCCCAAAATAACCTATACTTATCAGGACAAGTATTTATGAATTTTATATATTCCTCTTTTAATAAGTATTTATCTCTTTCGTTCTTTCTCTTAATCATTTAATCTCCTTTTTATATAATATTGATTTACATGTTATACATATCCATTTACTTATATATTCATTACCACCGGCTTTTTCATAGTCAGGATGACAACAATATTTACCCATACCTTTTTTATTCATTTTATACCTCAATTCTTTATGGTAATTAGCATCTTTTGAATACATAAGGTTCTTTCTTTTCTTATTTTATAAAAATCATATACGGACTTGTATTCATCATTAATGATCTGAATAATTTCATCCTTGTGTTTGCTATGAAGTATTTCTAATAAATCCTTTTCTATATGATCAAATAAAATGTTACACATCAATAAATCATCAGATATATTAAGGATTCTATGATATGCTTGTTTTATATTATCTAACAACTCCTCTATTCGCTGCGTTCTTTTTGATTTAAACAATTTTAAAATATTCATTTATCTCCCTTTGATTTTCTGCCCCTTTTTGATATAATACCATTTTCCTTATTCCATTGGGATACTAATGTTTTATATGTGTTCTCAGCGATATCAATAATACCGCCATCTAACACATCTATATATCCTCTTAAATCGTTATTATTTAAGAATTCAAATACCCTTTCTTTCAAAGTTTTCTTAAAACTTTTTTTCCTACCTTTAACAGCAATATTAACTGTATTGCTGTCATTATCTTTTATATAGCATCTTTTTAAATCATCAAGGATATATTGTTTAGAAACCGGCTTATCTACAGGTTCAGGTTTTAATAAATTAATAATATCAGAATCTTCATAATTATTTGATATATATTTTAATGTATTAAATAACTCACTTTTATATGGGTCATTTAGCTTTATAAGTATTTCCCTGAGTTCTTTAATGGATAACCAGGTCAATCTAAAAGTAACATCATCACTTAGTTTTCTACTCATTTTATTAATCCTTTCTTATATAATTCTTTTTTATATCTTCTATGCTTTTTAGTTGCCTCAGTATGTTTATTTTTGTCATAATAAAACATACTACCACCTTTTGCTTTTCTTAACTCAAGTGATCTTTGCTGTCTTTCTGGGAATAAAATAAATTGTATTAATCTCCTGCTCACTTTAAATAACTTACTCATAGAATGAATACTATAGCTATTAATGAAATAAAATAATTTTATATCTTCTTTTTGCATATCAGTTAATTTACAACTTTTCTTGAGTTCTTTTATTTTGATAGTTATAGTATCCGATTTTGAAGGCATCTCTTTATCCTTTTAATATAAAAGACTTGTCATTAATATGTAAAAAATAAATATTGATACTATTATCCATTCTGCCATATCATAATATTTTTTATCATAAAAATTTATTATTGAATTCACAAAGCTAATTACAAATGCAAAAATACCTAACAAATTAATAAAATATTCCATTTTGAAACCTCCTTTCTTTTCTTATTATTTTTTCAAACCTACTACCTTTGGTAAATTTTTTAATTTTACCATCAGAACTAATCTCAAGAGTACCTATTAATTCACAACCATTAAATCTAAACACCTCCCCTGTAATTTTACCATCTCGATAACTCTTTCTATCAATTTCAAAGAAATATTTTACCCCTTTATATAGAAAAGTATTTTGTGATCCGGTTTCTCTATAACAATATATGTTTATTAAATCCACCACTTCACCTGCTTTTTGTGTAAAGGAAAACCCCATTTTATACCCCTTTGTTAAATTTTATTTTTTTAATTTATGTATTATAACAACATTATCTTTACTGCATTCCATTACATCATAAATTTTTTTAATATGCCATCCTATACTAACAGATACAGATACTATTATTACAAAAATTAATATTATTGTTTTCACTTCTTATACCCCCTTTTATTTACTCTATTTGTAATATACAATATAAAGTAAACCTATATAATTGTCAAGTGTTTTTCTAACTCTATTATTTTATACCTCATTTCAACATCATCCGGCAGATATTCAATAGCATTTAAAGACATATTTAATGCCTTCTTAATATACTGTGTTTTGATTCTAAGATCATTAACACTATCACTTTTTTTAAGTTCTAAGTTTATTTTTTCCAGTATAAATGCTTTTATATATTCTTTCTTAATACGTTCAAATAAATGTAAATCCTGTAATTTGTTAAACTCATAGCCACTTATATTAATATTTTCAAACCAGGGTCTTAGCTGAATTGCATGAATGAGTTCTTTTTCCATAGAATCAAAAGTTCTCACAATTACAGGTAAATTTGAATATTTAATATTCATAATATATGAATTTATTTTACTCATTGAAATATTAAATTTATCTTTACTAGTTAATTGTCTTTTTTGCTTTCTGAATAACCATCTGGCTATAAGAACTCTATTTATAAATCTTATTATACTCATTCTTCAGTTTCCTCATAAATAGATATAGCCTCATTATTTATAGCTTCATAAATAGGCATATTCCATTCTATTCTATCAGCACCATCTTTACCTATACTAATTAACTCTATTAATTTTTCAACAGAAATATCATCTGAATAATGTATAGCAGATATTTCATAAATAATATCTGCAACATTTACAGAAAAAACTATTAAATCAATATCAATACCTGCTTTTATTGCTTTTTCCTTTAGCTTACTATAATTATCTGACATTCTATCTCCTTTTTAATTGTTTACATTATCTACAATATATAATATAAAGTAAATAATGTATTTGTCAAGTATTTATTATTATTGAATGCTTTATGTATAAAATTTGTAATTTTAATCCTATATTAACTATAAAGATTTATTAAACTGTCTAAAACATTTGTTGTACTTTCCTCAATTATATTATTATCCTGCATAAGCTGTTTAAACACCTTCTGTTTAGATTGTATCAAATTATATATACTTTCCTCAATAGTATTTATACCTAAGAAATAATAGCATGTTACGTTGTCCTTAATACCTATTCTATGGCATCTATCTTCACATTGGTTATGATCACCGGGGGTCCATCCTAACTCAAGAAATGCTACATAATTAGCAGCAGTTAATGTGATTCCTACACCGGCAGCTTTCATACTACAAATAATTATTCTTACATCTTTATCATCTTGAAATTTATCTATAGAATTTTGTTTACTATCAATATCCATACCCCCGACAATTTTTACAGGATTAAACTGTTTTAATTCAATCATTAATTGATCGATAAATTCCTTATGATGAGCAAATATAACTAATTTATTATTAACTTCCATGAAATCATTTACCCATTCTATAAATAATGGAATCTTTGCTTTAACAGCTTCCTGTTTACAATATTCTATTTTAGCTAACTGTTCTACTGTAATATTAGCTTGTTTTTCTGTTTTATTTTTTATCTCAATCAAATATTTTTTTAAATTATCTTCTACTTTTTTATATTGTTTAAGGTCAATTTCAAGGGGTATGATTGTTCGTGTTTTATCCGGTAATTCTGTTAGAACATCTTTTTTCTCCCTTCTTAACATAACAGTTGATCTTAATAATGATGCTAACTCTTCGATATTGGATGACCCTGTAATATTCAAACCCCATTTTGTGGGGTACGCATTACAGTATCTTTTAACAAAATTCCAGTAATTACCGAATTTCTCAGGGCATAATAGTTTCAAAATATTAAAAATCTCTATTGGTCTATTCAAAATAGGGGTTCCTGTTAGTGCAATAATATGAGGTATGTTTTTTCCAAAATCTGTAATTTCTTTACTTCTGCCCGCTTTAGGGTTTTTAATATTGTGGCATTCATCCAAAATCATTACTTGTATATCTAATTTTTCAAGTATAGCCCTTTTCTTTTTAAAAATATCATAATTTATAATATAAATTTTTGTATCATTAAATATTGTATCTGATAAAGTAAATTTGGTATCTATTATTATAGATTTCATCCCTACCCATTGTTCAAATTCCCTTTTCCAGTTAATCTTTAATGTTGCTGGACAAACAACTAAAATAGGTGTTTTTTCAGGGTGCAAAGATGTCCAGGCTATCGCTTGTAACGTTTTACCGCACCCCATTGCATCAGCTATTAAAGTTTTTCCATTAGTATATTCTATAAATTCAACACCTGCTTTCTGATATGGGTATAATTCCCCATACTTCAATTTTGGTATCTCAATATCAGAATTTTTAGCTTTAGACATTTCTATCAATTTATTACCTACTTTGTTTTGTTCCTCAAAATAACTTTCAAATTCTTTCGCTTTATTGAACGTTTCCTTAGTGATAAAAAAATCAAATTTTAAAAGGTCATATATTGCTTTTATATTATGTTCATTAACAGACATCTCCCATATTTTTTTATCACTATTCCATTTTCTATTATCGAAAGAGGATTGGATTAAATCCACTATTTTAACATCATAGGGGATCTTAATTAGTATCTTATTTTCAACAATATTAATTATTTTTTCTATACTCTTTACAGCACCTGCATTATCTATTATTTCAATCATTTTTAACCTCATTTCTTTCATATATGTTTAAATTAATATTCAATAGGATGTAAATCAAATTGTTTTAAAAGCCTATCAATATTAGCATTTAAAAAATCTTTAGCTTCCTGCAAGGAAGTGAATTCTTTCTTTAAACGCACCCATCTCCAACAACAGTTAGGATTCCCATTTTCCATAATATCCTTTTTATTTATTGTAAACCCTATAGTATAGGGTACTTTATCTAATATGCTACCAACAATTTTTTTATTTAATTTTATATCATGTAAGGCAGATTCAAAGGATCTATATCTGCCTGTAGGTTTTGTTGTTTTGAATGTAAATTTCATTTTCCCTTTCCCTTTCTATTTCTTTGCTTTAATTATTTATATAATTTTTCTTTCAAAAACTTTGATATCTGATTATATGTCATACAATAAACTTTATAATCAATCGGTAACTTTTCGTTATATATTGTAATCTCGTCCCCTTTTATTCCCTGAATTGTACCTATATACTTCCATTGACGACAACCTTTCGGATCATAAGCCATTAATCTTTTACCTATCTTGATTTTACTTTTATTCATTACACATTTATCCTTTCATTTTTTAAAGTATTCATAACTTCTTATAGGGGAATTGTCTTTATGTGATTCTTTAAAATAATAAGTTATATCCAATTCTTTTAATTTGTTTAAAAATAGTGTAGCGTCTCTATCCTCCTCCAGATATACAGTTTTCCCACGTTGGTAGCTATAACCTGAGATTTTATCTAAAATATTCAATGCCTCCAATTCCTTTCTTTTAACAGCTACCCACCCATGCATCGCATCACTATAAAATCTATACCATTTAATCATTTTAGTCTCCTTTATTGTACTTTTTTATTAAGTAATTTTTTTTGAAAATCTGGGTCTGCAAGTCTATAATTGGTATCTGGATCATTATAAAATTTGAAATATATAACGGGGGCTATCCCATAATATTCAATAATTCTACCACCTGATAATTGTTTAACATATACCAATTTATCATGGGATATACCTTTTCTACTTTCTTTATATAAAGATCTCCATTGCTTAACTACTACTTTCCATGCTTTTTCTCTAAAATTCATATTTTCTCGGAACTCTGTACTTATGTTATAATATTCCTCAAATTTTACTTTTAAAAACCTGCCTTTAACTAATAAATAAACGTGCTTTGTCATTTTAATCTCCTATTTTCTATAATAACCTATTTCAAATGGTTTTAAAACATGGCTATACTCTGTTATTAAAAAATCGCCTTTTATAAACTCTTCTGCATCACTTATTTCAGTAGGGGTTTGTAATTCTACCATTTCAAGAATTCTTATATTATCAAAATTATCGTAAAGGTTTATGTTAGCATCCACCTCATTTTCACCTTTTACTAAACATATTATTTTACATTCACAACCTATTGCACCGTCTGTTTTTCCTATAAATTCCACTTTATAAGTTTTCATTCTTTATCTCCTTATATAGAAACGGTATCGTATTATAAATATGTAAAAACATGTAGTATATTCCTAAAGCTGTTTTATCACCATAAGAAGTAACATATTTATCCCCTACTTTTTTAAGTTGAAAAGCTGAAGCAATCTTTTCACCCATTAAGATTTTATCCGTATCGTCCATTTTTTATCTCCTCCTATTAATTGTTATTTACCTTACTATTAAAAACAAGTATAAAGTATACAAATCCACTTGTCAAGTACTTTTTTTAAATCTAAAATTGGTATCTCACTTCTGAAATTCTGTAAACTCAAAATTGGTATCTGACTTCTGAAACTTTGCATACTTGCCTTGATCGGCAGAGTTGCACAGAATCCTTTTGATAATGATAATCAATATCAGAATCCTTTTGATAATGATACTCAATATCAGAATATTCTGAAGACCAGAAGACCTGATATACTGAAGACCTGAATATCCTGAAGACCTGAATATCCTGAAGACCTGATATACTGAAGACCTGAATATCCTGAAGACCTGATATGCCGGATATTCTGAAGACCAGAAGACCTGATATGCCGGATATTCTGAAGACCAGAAGACCTGATATGCCGGATATTCTGAAGACCAGAAGACCTGATATGCCGGATATTCTGAAGACCAGAAGACCTGATA